TGATCTACCGTTGGCAACAGCAGCTATCCGATCAGAAGTGATGCGTAACTCGCTAATTTTGCCTGATGCTCGACGTGTCCGTCGTATTGTAAGCGAATTTGGTTGGATCACTGGTAAAACAACTTTTATGGACACGATGCAACAGGGCAACGCTCGTCTGCCTTTAGTCGCCGTTGAATATTTACAAAACCAAGTTTGGCGACCATTTACTCTTTTAACAGGTGGATATGTTCTTCGTAACTTGACCGACTCGACATTACGACACGTGTTAGCAGCAGACCTTAACCGTGGTGTATTCCATCCTCTTGAATTTATGCAAATAGCAATGTATAAAAAAATGGGTGGGGACATTGAAGGCATTACTTTTGATGATGCACAAGATGTTATTTTGCGTACTCAAAAAGAATATGCACAAGCTATTAACGCTCAGATGAGAGAAAACTTTGATCCGCTTCTTCGTGCAAAACAAGAAACACAGACCGGTGCATGGCGAGCAGTTAACGCATCTTATGGTGAAGATTTCATTCGGGGTATTGCTGACGAAACACATTTGTTAGCCAACGATGATCTTGTCAGAAAAGTTGCTGCTGGTGATGATACTGACGAAATTTTGATTTGGCTTGAAACTGATCCTCAGGGTCAACAACACATGCGTGATATTCAAGGTATGTGGCGTGAGGTCTATCAATCTGATGTCAACGGTGTCCCAGGAAAAGTGACAGTCGATTTCCATGTTCCAGGTCAAGCAATGACACCTCAACAAAAAGAGAACTGGTATCGCTACATTGACGATTACATACGGCCTCGTATCGATGACACTGTTGGTAAAGACGTTAATTTACGGAATATTATTAAAGATGGAACTTTTGTTGACGCTAATGGGAATGTAGTTCAAGCTTTCCAAAAAACTAAAGGTGGAGCATTTATTGGTTTCACTGACGAATTCTTTGATGAAATCCGTCGAGTCGTCGGCACACCAAATAACGGATTAAAAGAATCTTATAAACAACGTGTTCATATGGATGCTAGTAATTTGCGTGGCAGAGGCGCAAACATGACAGCAGAACAACGTCAACTAATGGACTCAAAAAACCAAGTTGTTCGACGATTTTTTTCAGAGTTATACCCCAAGCGTGAAGCATGGCTCAACCGGTCTCCGGCGTTCCGAAAGTTTTACTACAACTCGATTAACAACTATTTGTATTTGCTCGCCCCAGGCGAAGCAGAAAACATAGTTCGTGCAGTACAAAAATCTGCTAAAGATGCCAACGTTGTTTACGACACAAAGTTTCTTAAAAAATGGGTTGGCAGTGACGAATTAGGTCAACGCATTTTGGACATGGCTTCAGGAAAAATTAAATCTACAGGCCAACGCACACACACAGAAATTAGTGCGCTTGCTAAAGGTTATGCTTTAGACGCAACAGAAGAACTGTTTTACAATGCCGCAGCAAAATCAGACTTCGCTGACGTGTTCCGTATCATTGCACCATTTGGTTCAGCATGGGCTGAAGTAATGAAATCGTGGACAAAACTTTTGGCTACGAACCCTGAGAACTTAGCCAAAGTTGAAAAATCTGTTATGGCCTTGCAAGAAGGTGACCCAGACGGTGACGGTAAAGGTTTCTTTTGGAAAGACCCTGTAAACGGCGAATACATGTTTAACTACCCGTTCTCGAAACAGTTAGGCCCATTTGTTGCGGGTTACGGTGGAGCTGTTGTTGGTGGCATTTTGGGTGGGGCTAAAGGTGCTGCTATTGGTGGTCTTACTGGTTTGGGTGTTGGTGGTGTTGCACAAAAAATTATTGGGTCAGATATCAACCCCGTATTTTCTGCTCCAGCAAAATCGTTAAACATGGGTTTGCAAGTTCTTCCTGGTTTCGGGCCTGTCATGCAACTTGCTGCATCAAAAATAATCCCAAATATTCCTCAAACGGATTGGATTAGAAAATTCGTTACACCGTATGGCGCACCTGAACTGAATGTTATTGCGTTGCCTTCATGGTCTTCAAAACTTATTGACGCATTGTCTGATCCTAAGCAAGCACGTTTACTTGGCGATCTTCAAATGGATGTTATGAAAACTTTGGCTGCTGCACGAGACAGCGAAGGCAACCTAAAATATGATTTGACTGATCCTAAGGGTCGACAAGATTTAGAATCAGATGCAATTATGAAAGCACGAACACTTCTTGTTTTACGTGCTTTAGGACAATTCGTTGGGCCTTCACGACCTGATGTTGATTTCAGTTTAGAAACTGAAGCCGGTGACGTTTTTGCTTCAGAGGTTTCAAAAGCATGGAATGACATGCGAGCAGAAAATTATGATACTGCTGTAGAAACATTTGTAAATACTTTTGGTGAAGATTTCTTTTTGTATATGCAAGGTAAAACACAGACAGATTTGTATGGTCTTGAAGCTTCAAAAGATTTTGGTCGATGGGAACGACAAAACTCAGATTTCTTTGGGCGACATAAACAAGTTGCAGGTTTTTTTGCTGATATGGGTTCAGATTTTGATTACCAAGTTTATTTGCGTCAACTGAAACTTGGTTACCGTGAGCGTATTCCTGCTGATGAACTTGTTTCTTTGGCACAAGAAACTGTCGGCAAAGCTTTGTATCGTCATGCTGTTAATAAGGTTGGCCCAAAACCTAATGATGAACAAAAACTTTGGCTTGCTGAACAAAAAGCAGCAATTTCAGAGTTGTATCCTGGTTACGCTACTGCGCCGATGAGTGTTAATGATTTTAAGCGTCAACTTATTTGGTTGAAAGAAGCGTCTTCTGATTCTGCGATGGATGGTAACCCTGTTGCTGAAGCTACACGTTTCTATTTTGAGCAACGTGATGCTGCTATTCAACTGTCTGTTGACCGTGGTAGTGGTACTGGCAAGTCGTTAGATGGTAAAAATGATGCTGACTTGCGTGATGCTTTGAACACTATTGGTATGTCGTTGATTGAAAAGTATCCTGAGTTTGCTCGTCTGTGGGATCGTGTGTTCTTTAATGAAGTTGATCCAGGTAAGGAAGGATAATTATGGCTACTAAAAAAATTCAAACTGTTACAGTTCCCGATCCTAAACCTGGTGAAAGTGGCACGTCTTATTTTAGTCGGGTAATGAAATTACAACCTGAAGCTACTGATTACGGCCCAAGAGAATACAATGTTTTTATAAGCGACAATATTGTTTTTACTCGTACCGCAGCAGAAAAGTTTGCTAGATTTTTTCCAAGAGAATTTGAAGAATATCAGCAGGAAGGTATTGCTTTCCAAGAAGGTTATGCCGCTGCTCGTGGAGCTGCTACGCCTTCTACGACGACTGCTCCACCGGTGACTACCCCTGCTACTACAAGACCACCGACTACTAGTACCCCTCCTACTACAAGACCACCGACCGGAACTATGCCTCCTACTACTGCGCCTCCGACAACTCGACCTACTAGCACAACTGTGCCTCCTACTACTACGCCTCCGACTACTACTGCGCCTCCTACCACAGGCACTACAGTCCCTACAATTACTGGCATTTTTGGTGCAACTCCACCAGCAGGGACTACAACAACTGAAGAAGAAAACTTACCGCCATATTTGCCACCGCCCCGATACGCAAAAGATGATAACGGTAAATGGTATGTCTATGAAGGCCCAGGTCTTGTAACACTTGACGGGCAAATCAGCGAAGTTTATTACGACATAAATGACGATCCAGGTAAGTTTTATGCTGCAATGACACCAGCCGAACGACTTGAAGTATTAAGTAAACTTAATGATTCAGGTTTTTACACTGCTGGGAATATTGGTAATTACGCTAGTGACCTTAACGCTATTTCTGCTTGGCTTGAATATTCAAACAACGCTGGACTTGATCGAGAAGCTGCATTAAACCAGATTGTTTCTACTGGTGCAACAATGCCCAAAACAAGTTCTGGTGGCACACCTCGTACATATAAGACATCTAACACTGATGATCTTAAAGTAATGGCTAAAAAGATTTCGCAAGACACTCTCGGTCGCATGATGTCGGATGAAGAATTAAGTCGATTTGTTGCTTCATATCAACAATCAGAAATTGATTATCAGAAATCTAGATATGCTGGCGCAACAACTGAAGATATGCAACCAGCTGATATTGCTGCACAACAGTTTTCCCAAGAGTTAGCACCTACTGAGGCTAACGCATATAAATATTTGGGTTATGTAGATAAGTTCTTTAACTCTATTGGAGGTTTGTGATGAGCAATGTTCCCGATCTATCCGGTGTAGATTTTGAAGGTCTGGGTCAATTGATGAAAGCTAATGGTATGGAAGTACCTGTTGATTGGGAAGCAGCCGCTAAAGAACAGTACGGTGGTTATTTCGCTATTATTCAGTCTGTACCGGAAATTGGTATTCTTCTTAAGAACGCTACGGCGCAGGGTTGGTCAGAAGCAAAGTTTGATTACGAGTTAAAACAAACTTCGTGGTATAAAAGCAATTCTGCTTCAAGTCGTGAATGGGATATAAGTAAGCAACTTGATCCTGCTTCGGCGCAACAACAGATTGATTCTCAATCTCAATCCATTCGTGCAATGGCTTCTAATCTAGGTGTTTTTCTTGATGATACTGCGGTTGCAAAACTTGCTGAAAATAGTCTTCGAGGTGGATGGAACGAAACTGTTGTGCAGAACTCTATAGGTGCTGAAGCAGTTAAAAGTTCTTCAGGTAAATCGCAGTTAAGCACAGGATATTTTGGTCAGCAAATGAAAAACATTGCTGCTGATTACGGTATTCAATTAGCTGATTCTACATTTGACCAATGGATTAATAAAGTGGCTGTCGGCCAAGAGAACGTGCAATCGTTTAAGCAGTACGCATTGAATATGGCTAAAACTTTGTATCCCAGTATCGGTACACAGTTAGATCAGGGATTAACTTTTTCGCAGATAACTGACCCGTATAAGCAGACAGCTGCTCGAACATTAGAGATTAACCCCGACACGATTGACTTTACTGACCCTAAATGGTCTAAGGCAATTACTTTCAGCACAGATAAAGGCGAGCAACGACCCATGAACTTTAATGAGTGGGGGAACTATCTTCGATCAGAACGATCATTGGGTTACGAGTACACTAATGAGGCTCGTTCACGGGCATACCAAGTCACATCCGGTTTAGCTAACATTTTTGGAAAGATATGATATGAGCGATACAGGCGCACCTCAGTCGGCATATGCCATCATCGGGCAAGACTTAGAACGTTACGGTTTGGGTAGCCTGACACAGTTCGTGAACGATCTTGTGTTCAAAGAGAACGTTCTTGATGAGAACATTATTCGTGGTCGTATGCGTGAAACTGAGCAGTACAGGACACGGTTCGCTGGTAATGAGGCTCGTCGTCGAGCAGGTTTTAACGTTCTTTCTGAGAATGAATATTTGTATTTGGAGAACGCTTACCGTCAACAGTTGCGTTCGGCGGGTATGCCCCCAGGTTTCTATGACAGCAGTGAAGATTTTAATGCCATGATCGGTGGGGATGTGTCTGTAGCGGAGCTTGCTACACGGGTGAACCAGGGTTATGAGGCAGTGAAGAACGCTGATCCGCAGGTCATCCAAGAGATGCAACGTTTGTACGGTGTGACTGACAGCCAACTGGCCGCCTATTTCCTAGACCCACAGAAGGCTGCCCCTATGCTTGTTGAGCAGGCTAAGTCTGCCCAGATCGCTGCTGAAGCTACCAAGCAGGCAGGGTTGGCTATTACCGCCCAACAGGGCGAGCAGTTGGCACAGGCTGGAATCAATGCGGAGCAGGCTCGACAAGGGTTCGCTACGCTCGGTCAGGCACAAGAACTGTTCAACCCTCTCGCCGGCGAACAAGGTGTCGGTATGACCCAGCAGGAACAGATCGGGGCAGTGTTCGCTACTGACGCTGCTGCTGCTCAACGCCTCCGCAAGAAGCAAGCAGAACGAACCGCAGCCTTCCAGGGTGGTGGCGGTTTCGCTGGGCAAGGTCAAGGACAAACCGCTTTAGCGTAGGTACTTGCATCCTACAAATAATGTGCTACACTTAATCCGATGCCAATAGGCAGGAACACCCTAACGGGTTGTAAGCAGCGAACCGCCATGCCTCCGTGGTGGTTCTGGGCAAAGGAGTGTACATATGGACAGCGACATCGAATTCGATGAACAAGAAACAGGCCGAAATCCTCTGCGTGATCGCATGAAGCAGCTTGAATCGGAAAACGCAGCACTGAAGGCAAGGGCCGACGAAGCCTCTAACGCCGCACGTGAACTAGCTTTCGTAAGAGCAGGAGTTGATTCTGCCGATCCGATGGCAAAGTATTTCGTGAAGGCTTATGACGGTGAACTTTCCCCTGATGCTATTAGAGCCGCTGCTATCGAAGCGAGACTCATCCAAGATACTAAGGCTGCACAGGTAGCGCAGGAAGCAAAAGGTTGGGACAGAACCAACCAGGCCGCTTCCGGTAACACTGTTGGTGAAGCCCCTGTGGACATGGTGACTCGGATCAGTAAGGCTTCTAGCCAAGCTGAGATTGAGATGTTGCTGGAAGAAGTAAGGTCTCTCCAACAAAACTAGCCCCGAAAGGCAAATCTCATGGCTTATACCCAGACATCCTCCCTATCAGTTGACCAGGTGGCGTTTGATCGCCTGGCCTATTTCGCTCTCCGTTCAGAACTGTTGTTCGACGCTGCTGCGGATGTCCAACCGACGCAACAGGCTATGCCTGGTACTGGCGTAACGTTCACGATCTTCAACGATCTTGCTACCGCTACCAGCACCTTGTCGGAAACCACTGACGTTACTGCACCCGCTTTGAGCGATTCGCAGGTCACGGTTACCCTCAACGAATACGGTAATGCCGTTATCACCACCGCTAAGTTGCGTGGAACTGCTTTCCTTGACGTTGACTCGGCTGCCGCTAACATTGTTGGTTACAACGCTGGTGCTTCAATTGACGAAGTTGCTCGTGAAGTTCTCGCCGGTGGATCAAACGTGATCTACGGTGGTGGCGGATCAAGCACCCCTTCAAGCCGTACCACGGTTAAGGCCGCTGACATCATCGAAGCTAACGACATCCGTAAGGTGACCGCACAGCTTCGTGGTGCTAACGTTCCTACTTTCAACGGTTTGTACATGGCTTACATCCACCCCGATGTTGCTTATGACTTGCGTCGTGAAACTGGTGCTGCTGCTTGGCGTGACCCGCACGTGTACCAAGACACCGCTAACATTTACAACGCCGAAATCGGTGCTTTTGAAGGTGTCCGTTTCATTGAAACTCCTCGTGCAAAAGTGTTCGAGAACGCTTCTGACGGTTCGGGTTCAACCGGAACTATCGAAGTGTACTGCACTCACGTGATGGGTCGTCAGGCTTTGGCTAAGGCGTACTCGTCAATTGATGGTAACGGTGCTGTCCCGAAGGTCGTTCGTGGCCCCGTGGTTGACACCTTGAACCGTCTCCAGCCAATCGGCTGGTACTGGTTGGGTGGCTACGGTCGCTTCCGTGAGGCTTCGTTGCGCCGAATCGAGTCTGCAAGCTCTCTCTGAGTTTGTCCGGTGTGAAGGCTGGGTGGTGCGATACAATGGTGTCGTGCCACCCAGTTTTTCTTTTTGTAGGAGTGTTTGATGAGTATTTCTAATTATGGTGAGTTAGCGTTTCTTAATACGTTGCGTAACACTTCTTTTGCTGTGGCTACGCCGTATGTGAAGTTGCATTTAGGTGATCCTGGTGAGGATGGGACTTCTAATGCTGCGGTTGAAGCGACTCGTAAGGCGATTTCGTTTAGTGCTGCTTCGGGTGGTTCGATGGTTTCTAGTGCGACGGTTGAGTGGACTAATGTGTCTACGACTGAGACTTATTCGCATTGGTCGTTGTGGGATGCTTCGACTGCGGGTAACTGTTTGTGGACTGGTGCTTTGGCTTCGTCTGCTGCTGTGACTGCTGGTGACACATTCCAGATCACTAGCCTTACATTGTCGTTGGACTGATTGTAGTTGGCTACTTCGTTTCCTACTGGTCTTGATGCTTTAACTAATCCGACTTCGGGTAATACGCTTGCGTCGCCGGATCATGCGGGTCAGCATGCTGATGCTAATGATGCGATTGAGGCGTTGGAAGCAAAAGTTGGTGTCAATAGTTCTGCGGTTACGACTAGTCACGATTATTTGATTAAAAATAATACGCCTGCGGGTGTTATTAATATGTGGGCGACTACCACTGCCCCTACATCTTGGTTGTTGTGCGATGGTACTGCTGTCAGTCGTACTACTTATGCGGCCTTGTTTGCTGTCATTAGCACTACTTATGGTGTTGGTGATGGTTCTACAACGTTCAATGTTCCTAACTTAAAAGGTAAAGTTCCTGTTGGTCGTGATTCTGCCGATAGTTCGTTTGACACTATGGGTGAAACTGGTGGTGCTAAGACCCATACTTTGAGTAGTGCCGAAATGCCTATTCACACCCACATACAAAATAGTCACAACCACACACAAGACTCGCACAACCACACACAGAACTCGCACAACCATGTGCAGAACGCACACAACCACGGTGGTTCTGTTGGTACTGGCGAATTCCTTTATCGTGACGGTGCATATAACACAGGGTTTAACTCTTGGGTTGGTAATGTTTATCTTGCTATTACTTGGAACGGTGCAACTGCTGGTCAAACTGCTACTAACAATGCACAGACAGCAACCAACAATGCACAGACAGCAACCAACCAAGCTCAGACTGCCACCAACCAAAACGCTGGTAGCGGCCAACCACACAACAACCTTCAGCCGTATATAGTTCTTAACTACATTATTAAAACATAAGAGGGAAAAAATGACTCGAATTATTGAAATTGCAGAACACCCACTATACGACGACTTCTGCAACAAGTTCACAGACGAACAACGAATCTCATTTGTACGTGAACGTCGAGACGCATTATTGATGGCATCCGACTTTAGTCAACTATCTGACGTTACAGTTGACAAAGAAGCTTGGGCCGCATACCGACAAGAACTTAGAGATTATATGGTCACATATGATTCTTCTAATACAAACCCTATTTTCCCACAAAAACCATAGGGGTCTAAATGGCTCGCCTGTATAACGACTCCTCGTTTCTTTATAACGCTAGTAATCTTTCATACAACGGCGTAGTCACATTTACGAATACGGCTACAGGTTCGGGTACTGGTACAGAGACAGCAGTATCGTCGGTTACACGAGCAAGAACCGCTACAGGTTCAGGTGCAGGAACAGAAACTGCCGACTCGAATATCAACCCAAGTCGTACCGCTACAGGTTCAGGAACAGGAACAGAATCGGCTACCCGTATCCGTGTATCAGTCCGTACCGCTACAGGATCAGGCGTAGGAGGATTTGACTCCACGGGACTACACATCGCCCCACGTTCTGCTACAGGTTCAGGCGTAGGCACATCGCTCAACAGTATCCTCCACAAGAATTTGCGTACCGCTTACGGTGCAGGAGGATCAACAACCAGTGATACTGCTGTCGGTGTTCACATCGCACCTAGAACCGCAACAGGCTCAGGATTAGGAACAGCGGCCACACTCAGCGGAATCGTTTACATCCGAACCGCCACAGGATCAGGAGCATCAACACAAACCGCCACCTGGACTAAATCGTTGATCTTCCGAACACCAGTCGAAGACCGATTCCCGTGGGATGACTACCGCAACGCCGAACCCGCCCACCGACTATT